TTCGTCGGTGTTGATTTCTACACCGTTACCTCTATCTTCATTTACTATAGCCTCATTAACAATATCATCAATTGCACCCTCAATTTCAGGTTGCATTGCCATTTCTCTATATCTTGTAATGAGTTCAATTTCATTACGAACAACACCATCTAAGTCTACATAAGTGCCGTAATAGGCACCAGACTGTATGGTAACCGCACCATCATCACTTTGAGGGAGAGCAAATGTTTTATTACGCTCATCCTCTTGCTCAGACTTTTTGCGGTTTATTTCAAATCCGAAAAGTTTTATGGCCACAGAGTTTTCTCCAAAGAGTACAATATTAGGGGAAAATAATCCCCTAATATATATACAATATTAAATAATTGATACGTTACGAGACGGTGGAGAAAGACCCGTACCGTTTGAATCACCAACTGTAGATTCCCACCACTGATAAGCAAATGTTACAGCATATTCTTCAATTGTATCGTTTGCACCCCAATCTAGTTCAATTGGAGAAATATCAATTGGAAACATACCGATGAAGCTATAAGATTTTAATGCTTCGCCTGTCTTACCATATTGAATAACATGCGCGTCTCTTTGATACTCAGATGGATTTAGAAAAGTTGCATTTCTCAAGTTGTTTCTATGAGAATTTAACGCATTCATCCAAAGTTCCATTGCATTACGAATCTTGAAGTCTTCATCATTTATGATAGTAACTGTCCATTCTGTAAATGTTCTGTTGCCGGCAAACTTCAATTCACGACCAAAGTATGGTACTGGAATAGCGTTTACTGTAGAGCCTGGCAATTGTGCTGCTCGGCAGAAAAATGTAAATTGTTCAGCAATACCTAAACCGTCAGAACCAGTTCTAACGGCCGCAGCGGCAATCTCAGGAAAAGTCATGCGGCATTCAAATAAATTTGGACGAGCGCCGTCCAAAGTCATCGCTGACCTAAACTGTTGAATATTAAAAGGCATCTATTTTACTCCTGATTGTTCTTATTCTAAAAAAGAAGGTTGACAATTATCTACTTTTTATTTATAATCCTTTAATTTTGATATATACTATGTAAGAATAAAATTTTACAGAAAGGCTGAATAGATGATATTGGATATTTACACGGAAGTTTTAATTGTTGCTGCAACAATGAACTATTGGGTTTCGAAAGGATACACAGCTAAAGTCAACACGAAAATTCAAGTGAAAACTGAAGATTTACCTGAAAAATCAAATATTCAAGTTAATTGTAAATGCAATTCATGTGGAAGAAAATATCTTCAGAGATATAGCAGAAACAAAGAGATTTGTGGTAGTTGCGTTTTATCGAATAGAATGAAGAACAATGATTATTTTAAACATAAAAAACCAAAGTTGATTCCTCCTTCAAAAAAAGAATTTATCAAGCAACTAAACTCTTTTGATATGAACAAGTCAAAATTAGCCATCCATTATAAAACAAGTGTGACGACTATCAATCTTTGGTTGAAAAAATATGATATAACTCTTGAAAAACACATTGGAAGAAAATATTTCAAGTCGGCCGATCAAGAATTGAAAACTGTCAAAAAAATACAACAAAAGGTGAAAGAAGGTAAGATACTATCCGAGATATCTAGAGAATTGAATTTGCCAAGACATATCATTTCTATGCTTAGAGAGAAATCATCAATAGAAATAAAGACGTTTTTTGATGTAACAAAAGATCAATATCAAGATGTTTTGGATAAAATGAGTTTTTACACTGAAGAAAACAAAAAGAAAAATCTCAAAACGATAGCAGATGAAAATAATATCTCTATTGAACACTTGAAAAAAGCATTCAGGGAAAGTAACGTAAATGTTCGGCTCCACTCATATAATAAATCAAAAGGTGAATTGGAAGTTCAAGAATTTATTCAAAGTTTAGGTGAAACTTGCTATTCAGCGATGATTGATAAAAAATATGAGATAGATTGTTATGCGCCAAACAAGCGATTTGGATTAGAATATTGTGGTGAATTTTGGCATAGGTATGTCAAAACGAAAAATAACAAATACTATCACAAGAAAAAAATGGAATTTATTAAAAACAAAAACATCACTATTCTGACCATATTTGAGTCTGAATGGATATCGAAAAAGTCTATAGTTGAGTCGATAATTAGATCCAAACTTGGGTATACCCATAAAATACAGGCCCGAAAGTGCCAACTCAAAACTATCGGTAAAAACGAAGCAAAGATATTTCATGAAGCAAATCATATTTCAGGTTATTCGAATAGTTCAATCAATCTTGGATTATACTATGGCGATAAACTTGTATCTGTATTATCTATGATAAAGTCAAGATTCGATAAAGAATATGAATATGAGATATCTAGATTTTCTTCATTACTCGGTCACACTGTTGTTGGTGGATTAAGTAGGTTATTTTCTTATTTTGTCAAAACATATAACCCTAAATCGTGTATGACATATTCTGACTTGAGATTTGGTGAAGGCAAGTCTTATGAAAAAATAGGGTTCAACTATATTAGAAACACGGTACCAAACTACTATTATTACCATAAAAATAGAATGTATTTGGAATCTAGAATGAAATATCAAAAACACAAATTAGTTCAGCTTCCTGAGTATTCTCCCAGTAAAACAGAACAAGAAATTATGATTGATGCTGGATATTATATCTTATATGATTGCGGAAACAAAAAATATGGGTGGAGAAACCCCACCCATATTGTCGAAAATGTTTAGTTGGCCAAATGTTTAAAAACGCCCAACCACTTCGTCGAAGCTTACACCAGTTCGGACAGCTACGAAATTCAACTGGATAAAGTTGATTGAACGCGCTGGCTTAATATAGATATCGCCAATGAATTCGTTACGGTCGATAACTTCTGGAGTATTGTTTGTTTCGTCGCAAACTACTCTGTAATCAAAGATACCGCGACGACCCTGAACGTCTCTCAGGTAAGGTTCAACTAGAGCTATGAACTGTGCGCGTGTGAAAGCATCATTGAATTCGAATAGTGAGAACTTAGCTGCTCTTGCAATTGCTTTTTCAAGAACAATAAACAATCTACGAACATTGATGCGATCAAATGCTGATGGCTTTGAAAGCATTGTCTTGTCACCAAATAGAATTGTTCCTTCGCCTGGGAATGAAACAACAGGATTAATACCATTCTTGTATAGTTCATCACGATCTGTCTTGTCTGGATTCCAAGCAAGTCTTACAACATTACGGATTGCACCGCGATTGAAACCAGCTGGAGAGAACCATGGATCACGCTCAAAGTCTGTTCTTACGCATAGGCCAGCGATGTCACCGTTTAATGGAATCCAACGATAAACGTCATTGTACTTGTCATATTGATATTTCCAGTTACAATCCATTACAGCATAAGATGTAGACTTGTTGATTGTGCTGTTTTTATAGCTTACACAATCTGCTTCTTCATTACCACCACTGTTTACTACATCTTGTCTACGAGGAGAAACAAAAGCTACGCAATCTTTTCTATGTTCTGCAATGTTGTCAATAACATGCTGAACAACTACTGAACTGTGATCGGATGTTAAGACTAGTGAAACATCAATTTCATCAGCATTCTTGAACTTATCATAACCTCTAATGATGTCAGCAGTTACAGCAGAAGTTAAAGCTCCTGAAGTAAGGGTAACACCATAAGCTGTATTAGATGATCCAAATGTCAACGAAGAATTGGTTGAACCCCAGTTAGAAGCACTCAAGGTTAAACCTAAACCTGTATCAGGGTGTGACAACCACCAAAGATATCTTGAACGGCTATTGATAACATCTTTATAGTAGTTTGATGTACCGTCTTCTAGTTTTGCATCTGATGCTTTAGATACATATGCAAATCTTTCAATAACAGTATTTGCTGTTCCGCTTATCTTACCATCTGCATCTATGACAGCAATGTGTAACTCATCATTGAAACCGTTTTTATTAGAAACATATGTTGATGTTCCTGGAGCACCATCAAAGAAACCATTATAGGTCCAAGAATTAAAAGAAGTTGTATTTTGACCTGCAAAGATTTCAACTTTGAGTGAATTTCCTAGTACACCTGGATACTTTGCTGCCCAAACGCCATTGGTATTAGCACCACTTGAATGATTTTCTTCGTAATCTGTTTCATTCTCAATAAAAAGACCGGCTGAGTTTGCAGTAGAGTTAAAACCTGTGTTTGCTGTAACTCTAACTACTTTCAAATTTCTTGCATAGGATAAGAAATTGGCCGCAGTAAAGAAATCGGTGAAGTTATCGCTGTTAGGTGTGCCAAAAGTATTTACTAATTCTACTTCGCTTGAAATTGTGCGAATCTCATTGACAGGGCCCCAAGTAAAATCGCCTACAAAAGCACCTTCGGTTGTGCCAACCGCAGGGACAATAGTTGTTAGGTCAATCTCTGAGACATTTACGCCTGGAGACAATTGAAATGCCATATTTTTTCTCCTTATATAGTAAAATGGTTACTATTTTTCTCTGTCAATTATTTAGATTTTCATAGTTTTGTACGCCAATTTAGATCATCAAACGGGTATCTTTTCTGTCTATCTTCAAACCAGATGTCGCCATTACTATCAACTTCGTATGCTTTATCGTCCGCACCTTGGTATCCAGATATGATACCAAAAGGAATGATGTCTTGATCCATCAGTTGCAACTGTTCTTCTTGTAGTGTTTTACGAATGTCATTCTGAATATTTTCTCTGAAGTACTTTTGAGCAGTTAGCCAACCAAAATGTACTAGCGTCATAGCCAGATCGTCATTATTACCTTCTTCAGCCTTAAAACTTAGTCCATTTGTTGAAAAGGTTGTTAATTCTGTTATAGTTTCTGAATCATTTATTATGAGCTTGTCAGATTCAATGAGTGTCTTGAGATTGGTACATCCAATCATCTTAGTTTGCTTTGTTGTTTTCAGACCATAAGCAATCTTCTTTTTGAAACCCGGAGTCTGCTGTTGCCCCTGCTTACCCTTCATTTCAATCTTTATAAGATTGTCATAGGCTAATTCATGATGTAAAATATCTGAAACCTGTAGCCCAATACTGTTTATTTCAATTAGAACAAAGGCTTCATTATACATTCTTGCGGCTTGATATATCACCGTTGGGAATAATAACGGTGAAATTTTGTTGTCTTTATACTTAGCTACCTGTCTATATGGAATTTCACTCACATCAAATATTGAAAATGCTGAGTAGTCTAGGCCCTGACCTTCTGCAACGTCTACAGTTATAGTGTAAGTTCTACCAGGTTCTGGCTCTTTGTGAATATCCATGAATCCATCTTTGCGTATAGGATTATGCCATACAAGAGATCGTAACTTGACGGGATGAATAAGTGTATTTGTGGAACCAATGAACTCACAGTTATGAGATAAAATGCCATTAGTGTAGTATTCGTGTTTTTTACCTGCATCTATAACATCATATACAGATTCAGGCAGACTATTTGGATAGATACGAACTATCTTCTTGTAACTATCAGTTGTGTCTATCACATCTCCCTCATAGAGTTTAGATACTTCCATATATCCAAATGGAGTCATAAGTTTATGGTCAGATGTGCAATCTAGTGTGTATCCGTTTTCCAACACGATGCAGAAAGTTTTTCTTTCCTTTTGAACTCTTACACCAGAAAAATCTTCGTATCCATTCTTGGTTTTTATTTCATACTTCGTATTTTTGCCAAACATTTTTCCAACTTTTCTTTAGTATCAATCTTTTTATTGCGGCTGGAGTAGTTCCGTATTCTGAAGCAACTTTGTTTGAGAACGCCCAGTCATAACTCATTTTCAATCCATTACCTTGAACTTTACCAACTTCTTCCAGTTTAGGTTTAGATAAATAGAGTTGAATAATAGAATCAACATTGTCTTCTGTTAGTATTGAGCGACCGTTATTAGAACCAGATAGTTTAGCACTCATTTTCTTCTTAGATTCTTCGGTATGCACCAAATATCCTTTTATATCCTTGTTCCAAGGAATTTTACCTAACTTCTTCTCTCTCATTATTCTTTTTGCCTCATCTGAGTGGCGACAACCGAAGTGGCCATTTTTATTGCCTTTGCCTCCACCGCCATAAGGAACATAATTGTCAAATAGTTCATAAACACCATCATCTTCATAGACAGAGCCATCCCATTCAATACCAAGCGCATCACAAAATGTTTTATAATTCATTTTATACTTCTTTTAGAGTATTTAGTAATCCTATGAACTCACATTCGTTCATATAGTTCTTCAATGGTCAAAGTTTCTTCTTTTCCTGTTTCTTTATTTCTAACATTAACTAAAGTTTTACCAGAAACACATTCAAACTCTTGACGGAACTGGTCGGGTGATGTGTTACGAATAGTCTGTTCTTTCCATTCTTCTGTACGACCAGGTACCATGCTCCAATGGATCTCAATTGGAATATACAAACTGCGCTTCTCAATCGCTTCTGTCCACATGCGATAGAATAGATTCAAACCGTTTGGTGTAGAAACGATGATGACCTTCGTTGTGTTACCAGACGAAATTGTTGGATAGGTAGACATAAAGAATGCTTCTGCGATGTTATTTGGAACGAACGCAAACTCGTCAAGGAAAATGACATTGAACGAACGGCCACGAACAGATGAGCCAGATGTTGAGTCTGCCACTGCTCTGGAGCCATTAGAAAATTCTAGAGAGCCTTTGTTCCATTCTTTGACGCCTTGCTGTAGAAAGCGAGGTAAGTATTCAAATGCAAGTTGGAGTCTACCCATGATTTCGCGGGCTGTAGAAGATTTGTTAGCAAGAATGGCCACATTAACATTCTCGTTGAACAGAATAAAGTGTAATAAAAATGCAACAGATGTTGTCGTATTGTGCGAAAGTATTCCATTTGTATAAAATCTATGATCATCAGAATCAACAGTCAAATCAAACATATGACTTTTCTTGTCTGTTTTTATAACAGAAACGACTCTTTCTACACCATTTTCTGTCAAAACTTCATCGTCGATTTTTAGATTTTTGACAAAGACTTCTGTGCCATCTGATCTGAAAGCGATGTGGTCATCAGCACACACTAGACGATGTGATTCTGTTTCAAGGATCCACTCGTCATATTCAACAGTTTTATATAAGTGTGTTGCTGACTTCCAACCAGAATCAGTAAAGACTTCTATTTCGTCAAGTTCAATACAATCGACAAACTTTCTTTCTATTGTGTCAGAAAGTCGAGACACATTTGCACGATATCTTTCGGATTTTGCTTGAAGTCTTCTTCTTTCACTCTCATCAGCGAGAACCCGTTCTCTTCCAACATAATCTGTCTGTCGATTTCTTTCTGTGGTGTAGTTACTGATTTGCTGTGCCAGTATGTTCCATCGAACTCGATAATCTTCTTTTTGTTCAGATCGATGAAGTCTGTCAAAATATTCTTGCCGTTGCTCAGTTTCAGTCTGTACTCTTTGTTTTTGTATTCCATCATATCCGAACGTTCCCACTCCGCAAAGTAGACCGTCTCCGACTGATACGTTTCCATAATCGATTTGAACAAGACTTGAGATATTTTTGAATAGTTTTGCTTTTTGAAACTCTTCATCCATCGTTCTTGTCGATTGGACCAGACCTCTTTGCCCTTCTCTTCTCCATACTTCTTTATACATTTCTCTAAAGAAAAAGTTGATTGTCTCAAAGAAAGAAGTCTCTTCGCTTCTTCTAAATCTCCATTGGTCTTCTTGAGCCAGTATTCTATCTTTGTGTTGTCTCCGTTTCTTTCTTGTCTGTTTTTTCTCGCTTTGTCTTTGCTTTCTTGAATATTGTGATCTGCTTTGTAATATTTCTCGGAAAATGGAGAGTATTTGCCACCATGTTGATATGCCGGATTCAGTTCTCCTAAAATCCTTTTCGATTGGCCTTCCAGATACGTCTGTGATCTCAGTTGAAAATGTTTGGTATATTCCGCTGCCGTCGTTCCGTGAATCCGAACGTGAGAGGTCAAGTCTGCCGCCATCAGACCACAATAATGGCATTTCACAAAGTCCTTGCCTTCTGTCTTGTCTTTGAACTTCTCTTCTTGCTTCTTTATTTTGTAATCGAGGGCTTTCTGTTGCTTCTCTGTCAAACCTTGCATAAAGTTCTCCTACTGTAATGTCTGATACGATACCATTTTCTCGTATCTTGATTACAGTATTTAGTTCAAAACACTTCCCAACCTGACGAGGTAGTTTACAAATGGAGAAGCGATTTTCATGAAAGGATTTAAGCATGTCTTGTTGAAAATCCCACATTTCAAATGGCATAAGACCGCGATCAACGTTGACAATTTTCATATATGTGCAAGCAAAGTAAACAGGGTCATTCGCACACTTGATAAACTCATCAATCTCTTGCTGAGTGAATGCGTGTTTCCAATCTTCGCGAGGAAGATTTGGGTTATTGTTATATCCTCTACTCATTTTGGTGACTCAAAGTTATGTGATCCATCTGGATTTACAAAATAATGTCTAATAGATAATCCACCAAGTTTCTTTCTTGGTTTGTCCATATCATAAGAACCGTCTTTTCTTCTCAGAGCAGATAATCTAACTCCAGCTCTTTTATTAGGTTGAGTATCGCTCATTTTATCTGGATGCAAAAGTCTAATGTTTTCATGCGGAACTTTTTCTACGGACAACGAAGGCGCTCTTGCATTTACTGCTGCTCGTCTTCTGTGATTACCATCTACGATACTCTGAACACTAGAATCAGCAGGATGTTCTGTACCTAAAACTGGTGGAAGTTGTGTTTTCTTTTTTGCAATAACTTTTCGCATTTTGTTTATATACTTCTTCTTTTGTTGCCTAAAGTATAGCGTATCTTTGAAAGGTTCATTACCTACTGTTTTTTCAGTAGGATGATCAATGACTTCGCTTTCTTTGTCATCATTACGAATCCATGAACCTGCGCCCTTAGGACCCATTTGAACTTGTGCTGCTTCTGATACAAACTCTTTAAACGTCTTCATTCTTCTGTTCCTTAATCTTCTTCAGCAAATCAGAAGGTTTACCAACAAATACTGCTTTTTCTACAGTTATGGATGGCTCATCTCTTCTTGATCCTCTCAAGTCTTTTGTCTTTTTCTGTAAATCGTACAAGTCTTTCGTGGTATCGGCGATGGTTCGCATCATTGTAGCAAGGACCTCATACGCTCGTGGAGACTCAGATTCCTTTGCAAGGTCAGTCAAGTTTTCCATAGCTGCATTACCCTTGTCTATCAGCGACCGAAATGTCTTACGTGACAGATTGTAGTCTGCTTTGATATCATCATCTTCATGCGGCGTATTGATAACTTCAACCTGCTTAGGCGGTATAATCTCTACAGCATTTTCAATACCAAGTGCTTCACTTAGTGCATCATTTGTCTTACTCATTCTGTCTCAGGCCATTCCACAATTGTCGTAGTATAACCATAATCATCTTCTGGTTCTGCTGTTTCTGGATTTGGAACAATAGTTACATTAGCCAATAGCAGAGGTGAAGCAACAAAGCTTATAGCATTATATGAAGCATTTGTAGAAACTGCTTTTATTGTTGAGTTAACTCTAAACTGTCCCTGTGCGCCGCCTATTACAATTCTGCCATTGTCTGCGTTCCAATTAACTACGCGACCATATGCTGTTGCTGTTTCATATGTTGGACCTTGATAAACAATATCATCAAGTTTGAAAGTTCCGCTATTTCCTGAACCTGTGTTAAGTCTAACGATATTACCAGCCTGTAGAGATGGATCATTGTAGATGTTAGTAATAGAACGTCTAATGATCTTTGGAGTGCTGATTGGTCCATAGTAATAGGCTTTTACTGTAAATCCTAAAGTCCAAGAAACGAAACGAACAGCATCAAAATTACCTTCATGTTCTATAACATTACTTACGCTGTTCAGTATGATAGGTGTATCTTTTAGAAAGCCAAGTTCTGGAATAGAATCTATCGTTACAGTATAGTCTGGTGTGAAATAAGGTAATATCTGCTCAACTATATGAGTCCCGTCGTCAACATTTCTCGCATATAATTGTAGCTCAAATGTCAAGTCATAGGGAACGCCCATGTACTGAGATTCTACCCTTGTCGAGGTATTTGCTTTAGCTGATCTTAGAAGACTGTTTTGCTTTCTTGTGGCATCATAATTAAATCCAGCCAATTCAAAAGACATTCTAGGAAGAATAACCTGAACCGGTCTATCTAAATCTGGATCTGCTCTAAGTCTTGCAAAATACTTTTCTTTAGGAGCATATACAATTGGAACTTTGAAACGTTCTATTTCAACACCAGAATCTCTATTTTTTCTAACGATAGATATGTTATTAAACATGTTGCCAAATAAAATAACATATTTGCGCGTTAGTTGGTAATAAAAATGTTGATTTGATAGCATTATGGAACTCCAAACGGATTGATTTCACTCAAGTCAATAAAGTTATTGGCTTCTGTCTGTATAACTCTATTGTCAGAATCATCGTTTGTTATCAAGTCGGCTAGATCATCATACGATGTTACAATATAGTTAGCGTTTGAAGTTACACCCTTAACAGCAATTGATCCATTAAATGTACCCTTAATATTGATAACTTCAAGTTTCTTAGTGGCTGCATTCCAATCTTTTACTTCTGCTGTTACAGTAGCGCCTGTATTTGCATTTGCTCCTTGATATACAATTTCATCTATGTAATAATTACCAGAACCATTGCCAAGAGACAATTCAATTGTGTATGCAATACGATGCTCAATATCATCAATCTCGCTATCACCTGTTTCGAAATCTTCTTGGCTATAGCGGAATACTTCACAACGAAGTTCGTAGATATATGGTGTTCTTTTACCGAGGGCAAAGAACATCAATTCTTCTTCAACAAATTTAATTTCAAATATCTTACCCAAAAGTGGAACAAATATCAAATCACCTTCTCTAGGTCTTCTTGCTATTGTTGAAGGTACGTACCTTTCAAAGGTTCTTCTTGATATAACAAAGTTAGATGTATCTCTTATTTCAAGACCAAATTTAGAGAAAAAATCGCCGTCACCTTCGTAACCTTCAACGTTAGCAAGATACATTTCCATAGTATATGCTCTGCTAAATTTAGCTTGTGGGCTTTCACCAATAATATCATCTGTGGTGTCATAAGCTTCTCTTGGAAGATACTTGACATTATGGCCCATTATTTTAATTGATTCAACAATAACATCTTCCATCAACCTTTGTTCGTTGATGCTTGCAGGACTGAACGAGTTGAAGTAGACCGAAGTTGCACACATTACTTTTTATCCCAGGAAAAAAACCGAAGGCTCTTCAAAAGTGTTCCTAATTTGCTGTTCTAAAACTTCAATTTCTTGGACAGCTTCATCATATATTTGTTGGCCATTCATCATGATACCGCCTGGCAGTTGCATACCACCAAACTTCTTCATATTGTTACCCCATTGACGCTTGATGTATGCAGTGGCCAATTTTTTAAGCATACGATCATTATACACATCTGTGTAGGTATCCGGATCAACTATGATATGGCCCTCTATAACAAGCCATTCTCCAGCACTGGTCATAGGCCAGTTCATGTCGATATAAAGCTTATCGGTGTGTCTATTGAATCTAACTGATTGTTCGCCTGAGAATAGCATATCTAGTGTACGAATATGCTGCATTGTCAGAACATAGTTGACATAGCTCGTGCTGGTAAAGTCATAGAGTTCATGTAGACGCAACTGATAGCGAAGATCAAACATGTTGACAGTTGCATTTGAGGATGTAATTGGAAATATTCGGGTGACTCCAATTATATTTTCAGTAATTGGAATCCACCCGTTGCTTATGTTTTCTTGAGTTAATTGGTGCTTTAGGTACCAACGTTCTACACCATCAAAGTGGAACTGTTGGAAATATTGTAGAGCTTCGTCTATACGATCTTCGACTTGGTCGGGGTCAACGTTCACTTCGATCACCGGAAATCCAAGTTGACGCAAACACCAATCGATAAGTTGTTCTCTACTGGCTGGAATAGACATCTGTAAATACCCTCTTTATAGAGTATTTATGTAAAATAAAATTATACTCACACAGATAATGAACTTTTAGGATAATGAATGCCGTTTGCAATGAGCCGCATGACTCCATTGTCAGTTTGTGTGAAGTGAACATTAGCGACTTTAAGAATGGCGAGCATTAGAGTTCTTTATGATTGTTTTCTTTTATTTATCACATTTTTCTCTAACACTTCTATTCTAGACTTCAGTTCTTTGATAGACTCGACCAAATGACCGATGAGAGCATCATAGTTTAGCGAGAGTGATAGATTGTTGGTTGATACGATTTCTGGAATGATATTTTGAACTTCTTGTGCGATGAGACCAAACGATGACTTCTCAGATTCTTTCCAAACAAACGAAACACCACGGAGCTTAGAGACAGTATCCAGAGCATATTCAATGTTTTGAACGTCAGTCTTATATTTGATGTCAGATGTTGAGTTGAAATCCAGTGCGTTGACGGTGTTGCCGACAGATACAATACCCGTAATATTCGCTGTGCCTATAATGTGAAGATTAGAGGTAGGCGCTGTGATGCCGATGCCTACATTACCACTGACAATCAGATCGCCAGCAAAGACAGAACCCGACACATTTGGCAGTGCAACATTCGCCTTTACAAATGCAAGATTTGCAACATCACGGGCAGTATTTGCTTGGAGGTAGGCAGTATTCGTTTGACCAAACGCATTCTGACCTATTGTCGTTGCAGTCTCAACCGCTGTATTCGTTGGAATTCTAAAGTAGTTTGTTCCGTCATTGGTAAATGTCCAATTGTCAGTTCCTTCATTCCAAATCAAAGCAACATTGGCTGATGAACCGCGATTGATTTCTAAACCAGCATTCTCAGATGGAGAGGAAGCAGCGGGTAGGTCAGCATTCAGTGTCAGAATGTTATCACCAATTAGCAAATGAATGGTGTTGGCATATGATGTCTGCCCAGATACAGTTATGTTACCAGAAACAACAAGATCACCAGCAATTGTACCACCAGAAAGATTCAGTTTTGTGTTGGCCACATCGTAAATAGTGTTAGCGTGTGTTCTAGCTGTGTTAGCCTGGTCAAATCCTGCATTAGCAGTCAAATGAGCAGTGTTAGCGTGTGTTCTAGCTGTGTTAGCCTGGTCAAATCCTGCATTAGCGTGTGTTCTAGCTGTATTAGCCTGGTCAAATCCTGCATTAGCGTGTGTTCTAGCTGTATTAGCCTGGTCAAATCCTGCGTTTGCGTGTGTTCTAGCTGTGTTAGCCTGGTCGAAAGCAGCATTGGCAGTCAAATAAGCAGTGTTAGCATGAACTCTTGCTGTATTAGCCTGGTCAAATCCTGCGTTTGCGTGTGTTCTAGCTGTGTTAGCTTGGTCAAATCCTGCATTAGCCACAAAGAATATAGAATTAGCCAAATCAACATAGTATTCACCTGCTACTGTGACAAGATGATTTGTTGAATTACCTATATACAGTTTTTTATCAGCAAATGAGTAATACAGTTCGCCGTTGGACAATGATGTTGTGTTGTTTGTTCTTTTTATCTTTATGACTGTATTTGTGCCGTCTATAGATGGCAGAGTGTTTACAGTAAAATTGGCACCGCTTGAAGTATAATAGAGGACATCACCATCTTTTATACCACTTGGAATAACCACATCCAAAAGATCACTCAACTGCTGTGGTCTTCCTAGTGCTGCTAGTCTTACTACAAGTTGTTGGCTGCTCATTTAGTTACCTCGGGTGTTACCGTAGCTGTTTCTTCTAATAATCTGGTTACCCGTCTAGTTGGATCTGTCATTTTAACATCAAATATATATCTGTCCGACTTCATTGCTGCGGTGGAGTGTGCGTCTATTGATATATTTATGATGCCCTCTGTTCCATTGATGATTGTAGATGTAAAACTGGCATATGTGTTGGTTGCATAACTTCTTTTGTTTCTAGAAACAACATCGTATCCTAAAAGATCAGCCTTTGAGTTTGTAGAATCATCAATGGCGTATAAGTTAAGATTGAAGTTGGCCCCCTGGTCCATAAAAAGTTCTACATAAGCGGACATAGTTGATTATGTTACCTTCTTTGTTTTTGTGGTGGTCTTGTCATTCAACTGCTTCTTCAGTTTCTCCACTTCTTCTGAAAGTTCCTGCACAGCCTTTATAAGAATAGGGTATGTCTTCATTGGGTCTGCTTCCCACCTCTCTGGATTGTCTTTGTGAACCAGTCTGGTATAGAAATGTGAATCGTACTTGACTTCCAGTTCGTCCAGTTCTTGTGCGATGAAGCCAAAGTCTTTCTTGCCCTTGGCAGTACCATCACGTCTATTCCAATCGAACTTGACGGGTCGCATATCCCTAATGAAGTTGAGTCCAAACGGAATGTCTTCAATGTTTGTCTTGTCGCGAACATCTGAGAGTGACGAGATTGAAGTATCGTTGCAGCGTAGGTCATCAACAGAGGCGTTACCCAGTGTGAACGAGTTTGATGTTGTGGCAGAAGGTGGTTCAGCATCGTAACCCAAGCAGGTATTATTGGAACCTGTGGTAATTGTGGAACCTGCATCATGACCAAATGCTGTGTTATTGATACCTGTTGTGTTGGAGTATAATGCAGCCTGACCAACTGCTGTGTTTTGAATACCTGTTGTGTTGTTTTGTAATGCAGCCCGACCAACTGCTGTGTTATAGACACCTGTTGTGTTGGAGTATAATGCAGCCTGACCAACTGCTGTGTTATAGGCACCTGTTGTGTTGTTTTGTAATGCAGCCTGACCAACTGCTGTGTTTTCGACACCTGTTGTGTTGGAGAATAATGCAGCCCGACCAACTGCTGTGTTTTCGACACCTGTTGTGTTGGAGAATAATGCAGCCTGACCAACTGCTGTGTTATAGGCACCTGTTGTGTTGGAGTGTAATGCAGAACGACCAACTGCTGTGTTTTCGGTACCTGTTGTGTTGGAAAGTAATGCAGCATAACCAACTGCTGTGTTATTGACGCCTGTTGTGTTGGAGTATAATGCAGCAATACCAACTGCTGTGTTTTCGGTACCTGTTGTGTTAAATTGTAATGCTTGATAACCAACTGCTGTGTTATAGGCACCTGTTGTGTTGGAGAATAATGCAGCCCGACCAACTGCTGTGTTATAGGCACCTGTTGTGTTGGAGTATAATGCAGCCTGACCAACTGC